AATCATCATACGGCCGGCTGTCAGGAAGGTGCTGCCCATGCCCTTGGCCACAATGGCAATGCCCCGGCAGACTGGAATAAGGCCTTTAAACTGGGTCGAGAGATATTTTGATACGCTGCCAGCTTTGCTAATGCCCGTCGCGATGGAGTTAAAAGTGCCAAAGGCCCTGCCGCCGACTGTCAGGATACGTCCCAGGGTCGAGCCGAAGAGCTGGAAGGTCACGATGCCAAAAGCCACCTGGCCGATGAGGGTTTTCTGCTCTGGTGTCAGTGTCCGAAACCAGGCCGCTAGCTCCTTGACGCGCATCGACATGGCCTTGAAGTACGGCGTAAAGGCTACGGCCAAATCCATGCCGGCATTTTTCAGCTGGTTCATGGCAATCTGCATCTGTTCGGACGGTGTCAGCATCTTTTCATAGGCTTCCCGCGTCATGCCAGCAGATTTTGCCATCTGGTCCATGACCTTGTCGAAGTCCCCGGCCCCTTTGCCCGTCAGGACTAAGACACTATTCAAGGCTTCGACGGAACCGAAGAGTAGTGCCATCTGCTGGGCATCGCCACCAGTCGCCCTTTTTACTTCATCGAGGAATTTCACCCAGCCCACACTCTTGAGGTGCGCGGCGTTAAACTCGATGCCCAGGGACTGCGATAATTTCGCCGCTTCCGCTGAGGGCTTTAAGATATTACTGTAGGCTGCCTTGAGGCCCGTAATGGCTTCACTCGTACGGATACCGTTTTTTGTGAGAACGGCAATGGACCCGAAGAGTTCCTGCGTGCTGACGTTGAGCTGAGCGGCAATGGGGATGACGTTGCCCATGGATTCGGCCATTTCACCAAAGGATGTCTTGCCGAAGTTCTGGGCGAGGAGCATCTGGTCTGTAATAGCCGAGGCTTCTTCTGCCGATTTTCCATAAGCATTAAGAACCGTCGTGACCCCGTTGACGGCGGTCGTCGTATCCGTAAAGCCGGCCTTGGCAGCAATCGTCATTTCTTTGACGAAACTTACCGCATGGGCCGCGTCGACGCCTGCAGAAATGGCTTGGTAGACGGATTCTGAAAGGTCCGCTACACCGGCGCCTGTTTCATCACTGACGGCACGGATTTCATTACTGATTTTCTGCATGGAAACGACGGTCGTATCGACCAGGGTCGAAATCTTGGCGATGCCATTGGCAAAATCACTGTGGAGCTTGAAGCCTGCTGTTGCGGCTGCCAGGATGGGTGCAGACAGCAAAGCCATCTTATCCGACAGCCCGGAAATCTTGCTGCCTGTCTGCTCAATGCTCTTAGCCGTCCGCTTCTGGATGCGCTCATGTTCCGTCAGCTTATCTGAAAAGCCGCTGACCGACTGTTTTGCCGCCGCCATCTGGGTTTTCATAGACCCAAGGCTGGCATTGACGCTCTTCACGGTCGGTGTGAATAAATCCCGCAACCGGATGGCTGCATCGATGACATTGTTGGCCATGCTGTTTCACCTCGTTTTCTGGTAATACTTCACAAATTTTAGTATCATATAGATAAAAATATAAACGCTCTCATATCACACGTTAGGAGGAATGATTATGGAAAAAAGTAGAATCATCCGCGTTACTGGCAAGGGAAATTTAAAAGTCCATCCGGATATGACGAGAATCTCCATTGAGCTGACTAAAATATTCCAGGAATATAGCGAAACCTTAGAACGGGCATCCCAGGATACCGAAAACTTGAGAGGACTCCTGAAACCATTTGGCTTTAACTATTCAGACCTGAAGACAGTGCATTTTTCGGTAGACACCGAAACGGAAAGTTATGAAGAAGATGGTATCTATAAGCGCCGTTTTATCGGCTATCGTTTCACGCACGAACTAAAAGTCGAATTTGACTCTGATAACCAACGACTGGGGAAAATTTTATACGCCTTAGCTAATAGCCCTCTGAATCCTGAATTTCACTTAAGCTATACCGTAAAAGATTCTGAGGCAGTAAAAAACAAACTGCTCGGAAAGGCTGTCAAAGATGCAAAAGCAAAAGCAGAAATCCTTACTTCGGCAGCGGAAGTTACCTTAGGGGAAATACTATCCATCGATTACTCTTGGAACAAAATCAGTTTTGAAACACATCCTATAGAGTTTGAAGAGAAACGCATGTTGTGTGAGGCCCCTGGAGCAAGCTATGATTTGAACATTGAACCTGATGATATCCAAGCTTCAGATACGGTAACTGTCATCTGGGAATTTAAATAAACGAACTTTATTTAACATTACAAAAGGAGACTTCATACCTTTGAAGTCTCCTTCTTGCTTTCTACTTCATACCGCACAAAAGCATACAGTACCTGTCGTTCTCCGTAGCCGCATTGCAGGACCGTTGACGGCAGCAGGTGATGGTCCCGGAATAAGAGATACATCGCCTGCACCTCGCCATCGGTCCGGATCAGTTTTTTACGGCTTTATCCACCTTGTCCTGTGTCGTATAGCCATTGAGTTCGGTAATCTGCGCCGTGAGATCTGCAATTTCGCCGGCCAGGAAGAGTTTCCGGATGATGTCCGCCGGAATGGCGGCACCGAATTTTTCTAAGAGGTCCTTGTTCTTAAGGTCCGGGTCAGCGATACCCGCCAGAAGCGTCTGGGTCTGCATCTTGTAAAGGTCGATGTTTTCTGCACTGCCGTTTGTAAAATCGACGGCCATCTTCTGAATATCGGCGTAGCGTTCCGGGTCGATAGCCTGTAGTGTCACGATGAAATCAAAGCCCAGGAGCTTGCTCAATCGTTCCATCTTTACTTTTTTCGTCGGTTTATTCGCCAGTTTATTGGCGATGTCTGCTTTCAGCAGTTTGTCTACCATATTCATGTGCGTGTTCTCCTTATGCTAAATCCAACAAATCCCAATCCGAGAAGGTAAAGCTGTAGCTTTCTTCGCCCATCTTATCGACTTCCCAGTCGGCCAGGATAAGGCTGTCGAAGGTGGCATCCTTGATGACGATGCGTTCGCTGCCGATGGCATCTTTATCATCAAGGACGGAAACAATGGTCACGACAGTCTGTTTGCCCGCCTTGATGTTGTCGTTCATCTTCTTAATCATGTAGCTCGAAACTTTATGGAGCTTCAGCTGTCCTTTGCAGTCATAGCCCGTGACCTTGTAGCCCTTGCCCACATGGCGGAGCATCTTCACTTCTTCTTTGGTTAACGTGACCTCGGCTTTAAAAGCCGTCGCTTCGGCCATCAAATCCCCGTCGATATAGAGGTCGGCATACTTGCCGTTCATCACCCGTTTGGCTTCCATGCTGTTCACTGTACTTCACCTCCTCAGATATTGACGGCAATCGTGACATCTTCCATGGCATCCAGTAACGAAGCATCTACAGAAATAAAGACATTGCTGCCGATATTGGCCAGCTTGATGTCCATTTCCGACATATCCGCCAGTTCTTCTTTCGTATATTTACCATTGGATTCCAGCCAGATTTTCGTAGATTCCACATCGATATAAGCGGCGTTCTGGCCCTGTTCCAGCAGACCTTCCTGGGCCAGCTGATCCAGATAGCCCTGAACTGCCGTTACCAACAAGCAGCGATTGGCATAGCTGTTCGAATACTTGCCAAGGTAATGGTCCTGGGCGGTCGTGCGGATATCGTCGTACATCATGTCCATCAAATCGACGAGCTTGATTTTCTGGAACGATACCCCTTTGCCCTGGACGGTCGTGACCAGAGAGTTGATGCCGCGGCCCAGCTTGACCTTTTCCCCGTCAAAGAAGAAGAACAGTTTGCCGGCATCCGTCATGGTATCCATTTCTTCCTTCGTCCATACGTCGCAACCAATGACTTCTGGCAGCGGTGCGTAGGTGCAGGCAATGGTCATGGGCGTTCCCGCGATGACGCCTGCGATGCGCCCGCAATACTGTGCAGTCGTGTAGGTCTTCGCTTTCGTACGGATGACCTTGTTGACGAAGTTGATGACGCCTTCCGTATCTGCCGTGCAGTCCGGCAGGACTGCCTTGATGCGCTTGTTCTTATTTGTCCGCATCCCTTTGACCCAGGTTGCGATGGTGTCGATATGGTTTTCTTCGATGTCCGGGATGACCAGGTAATCGAAGCGCTTGTTTTCGATGGTCTTCAGGATATCGGTATAATCTTCTGCGTCCTTGCTGATGATTTCGGCGATGACTTTCTTCGGGCTGTTCACATAGCCGCGAAGGGTCAGCTCCAGCTGTTCCCGGTTGCTGTCCGAGAGTTCTTTGGGGATGTCATCTGCCGTATACAGGTTCACTTCCGTCTGGGACGGCAGGGTTTCTTCTTTCAGGATCAGAAGGACAATACCGCGTTCACTGCGCTCGACGGCGCTGATGCCTTTTTCTTTGAACGCGATATTGATGGATGGCATTTTCATGGGTTACGTCTCCTTTCCCTAGTACCGCTGATGCAGTACCTTCATAATTTCTGCCGTTTCTGCTTTTTTCTGGGCGTCATAGTACCGGAAGGTCAGTGTCAGGCGCCCGCCGTCATTGTCCGTTCCCATCAGCTCCTCACTCATAGAAATGACAGGGAGATAGCGGTCACTGACTTTCAGCCCGTCCCGGAACAGATCTTCCGCAGCAAAAAGCACGGCGTAGATAGCCGTGCTTTTTTCCTGCTTCTTCGGCAGATAGGTAATGTAGAGGTCCGTATCCCGGTAGACCTCGTTTTCTTTCTGCGGCGTCGCCACTGTCATCGTTTTCAGGAAAAAGGCCGGCGGCGTAAAGCCTTCCTTGACTTCCTGCAGATGGACGGGATACGGGAACCGCTCTTTGAGTTTCTGCTGCACTGCCTGCAGGATATCGATGTCATGGATCATGTGCCGCCTGCTTTCTTAAGGAGCTTTTTCGTGAGTTTCTCCAGTCCCGGATGCAGTTCACTGGCTTCGAACTGCTTGACCGATTTTTCCGTATAGTGCTGGCCTTCATAGTAGCCCACGGTCCTGCCGCCAGGCGTTTTCTTCACATGTCCGTTGTTCAAGAGGTGATGGACGGGATGTGTATTGTGCAGCTCATAGACCAGTTCGGAACCGTTGTAGCCTTCCACTTTATGCTTCCAGCCTTTCTTCAGCTTTCCTGTACTGCCTTCGGGTGTATTTTTCACGCACTCCTTCTTGAGCTTGTTGCCAATGGTAATCAGGCCCTTTTCGGCAGTCCCCGGGAAATCATCGACGGCAGCCAGCAGTTTGGAAGACAGCTCTTCCAGGCCAGTCATGTCAAAGTCGCCTTTACTCATGTATCCGTCCCCCTTATTTCTTCCGTACAGTATAGCTCCAGTGCTTCATGGCGCATGTATGGGTCTACGATGGTGTCGATGTCGTAGAGGTGGTCCTGGTACTTCACTTTCATGTCGTGCGTAATATGCGGACGCCAGCGGATAGTGATCAGGGTGTACTCGGTATCCGCCTTACGTTCCAGTTCATAGAACACTTTGCCCCGGGCCGGCTTGATGGACGCCCAGCAGCGGCAGATGACTGCATCGACCTGGGTATCGAAGCCGTATTCATCGGTCATGGCCTTTTTGCCCAAAATTTCGATGCGCTTATTCAAGAGTCTCGTCTTCATGGCACACCTCCTTAAAATGCGCTGCGGCGTACCCCGAAAAGAAGCCAGCGCAGGCACTTCAAAAGGCCTGCGTAGTCCGCTTCCTCCCGGTGTTCGTAGAGAAAAGCCGTGGCGTAGAGGATGGCTTCGTGGAAGACCACGGGATTCTCTTCTGCATCGGCTTCCTCGCAGCGGGATATATCCAGGCAGAGCGCCTGGGCTGTTTCCAGGGAAGACTGGATGACCTCGTCGTTCGAGGTATCATCTTCGTCAATCCGCAGGTATTCCCTGGCTTCTTCCAGCGTCACGATCATGGCTTATCCCTTCGCTTTCATCTCCAGGGCCTTGACCGCTTCCTTGAGCATCAGCATACCGTCTACGCGCTGGCTGGCGAGAAAACCGACCTGGCCATTGGCGGCATACAGTTCATTGAGACGCTTGAAGGAGCGGTATTCACGGTCCGCAATCCAATAATAGCTGAAGTCCCCGAAGAGCATGGGGCGGTTGCCCGCCGTCAGTTCCGGTGCAAAGGAAGTGCAGTAGCAGGGACGGTTCAGGATGGTGTCCGGCGTACCTGCCGTAACAGACGGCTGCCAGATATAGTTGCCGTTGTTGTCCTTCACCTTGCGCAGGGCCTTGATGGTCGCGTCGTTCAGGAGCCAGACGGCCTTGCGGCGGTACGGGATGCGCAGGGAGTGATAGAGGTCGATGACGTCATCAAAGGTGATGGAAGCGGTCGTGACCGTAACCCCCACTTCGGCAGACGGGAAGACACCGGTCGGCTTGTTCTTGCCATCGCCAGTCAGAAAGGCTTCTTCTTCTTTCGTACCGATGCGGCGGGCGAATTCGCCGGCAATGTAGCTTTCCAGGTCGAAAACGCTGTCGTTCAGCAGTTCTTCGGAGACGCGGATGGCCGTGCCCAGCTTGTAGGCGCCGATGGACTGCTGGCCGAAGGTATCCTGGCTGTCCGGGTAGAGTCCGTTTTCTTCCATCCAGGACGCTTCCCCGTGTCCCGTCACGACGGGAATCTTGCGGTCGCCGCTGGTGTGGATGACCGTGGCCAGGCTGCGGAAGAAGTTCTCTTCCTGCAGTTTGTCGATGAGCTGATGTTCAAATTCGTCCGGTACCAGATACCCGCCGTCGGCATCGGTCCCTACGCTCAGGGCGTTCTGTACATCGATGAAGTTCTTATAGCGGATGCTGTCCCAGAAGGCCTTACGGTAGGCATCGGACGCACGGCCCTTCTTTTCCGCTCCGTCCTGGCCTGCACCAGGGAATTCGGTAATCGGTGTCGTAGTGGGCTGGGCAAGCTGGGCATCGAGCTGCTGCTGGCGTTCCAGGCGGTCGATTTCTTTGCCGAGGTTCACCACATCCGCTTCCATCTTGTCATAGCGGGCAGCGTCTTCCGCAGACACCATGCCGTTTTCATCACGGACGGTATCCAGGAAGGCCTTGGCAGCATCCCACAGATTCTTACGTTTTTCACGCAGTGCTAAAATCGTATCCATTGTTATCCTCCTTAATGAATGAGCAATGCCAGCCGTTTTTCTAAGGAAGCGGCTGGCACTTTATGAATCGGTTCATGGGGTTTCAGTTTTTGTACCAACGAATTGGTAACAGTGACCGGCGTATAAATCATGGCTTCCGGCTGCTCTCCATCGTCCTTCTTCTGGTCGAACAGGATTTCATCCGCAAAGCCAAGCTCTACCGCCTTTTTCGCATTGAGCCAGGTCTCGTCATCCATCATGTGAGAAATCTTCGTACGGGCCAGGCCGCTCTTGATTTCGTAAGCATTGATGATGCTTTCCTTGACTTCGCTCAACATGCCGATGGTCTTTTCCATCTCTGCCTGATCGCCATAAGCCAGGGTTGCCGGATTGTGGATCATCAGCATAGCCACCGGTGACATGCAGACCTTCGTTCCCGCCATGGCGATGACGGAAGCTGCCGATGCCGCCAGGCCGTCGATCTTGACCGTGACGTTGCCCGGATAATCCATGAGCAGGTTATAGATCTGTGCAGCCGCGAAGCAATCCCCGCCCGGGCTGTTGATCCAGAGCGTGATGTCACCGCTTCCCGCGTTCAGTTCATCCTTGAACGCCTTCGGCGTTACTTCATCGCCCCACCAGGTTTCGTCGGAAATCTGGCCGTCCAGGTAGAGGGTGCGCTCACTGCCGAAAGAATCCGGTGCTTCATTTGTCACCCACTTCCAAAATTTATGTTTCATTCGTGTCTCCCTTCTGGGCAAAAGCCCCGGCATCCTTGAGCTTCGTCATGCTGCCGTTGACAAGATACAGATTGCCACCTTCTTCCTCCGGTACCGGGTTCATGTCTTCCATTTCCCGGATATCGTTGGCAGACAGCCAGCCGTTCTGCCGGCCGATACTGTAGCCCGTCATGCGGCTCTCATAATCGCCGCGCATCAGGCCGTTGACGTTGAACTTGAGGAAATACTGCTTCTTCTCTTCCGGCAGGAACAGGGCTTTCTGCATGGCCTGTTCCCAGCGGATGACCCACGGGTCCAGGGTATATTTCACAAATTCCATGGACTGCTGCTCAATATTATTGAAGGAACTTTTCTCCAGGTCCCCTATCATGTGCGGCGGGATGCGGTAGAGCCTTGCGATTTCATTGAGCTGGAACTTCCGCGTTTCCAAAAACTGTGCTTCTTCCGGCGGGATACCGATCTGCTGGTACTTCATCCCTTCTTCCAGCACAGCCACCTTGTGGGCGTTGGCGCTGCCCTGATAGACGGCGTTCCAGGAATCCCGGACTTTCGCCGGGTCCTTGAGGACACCCGGATGCTCTAACACACCGCTGGGACTGGCACCGTTCGCAAAGAAAGAAGCGCCATATTCTTCACAGGCCATAGTCATGCCTACGGCATTGCGGGCCATGGCAATGGGCGAATAACCGACCAGGCCGTCAAAACCAAGGCCTGGGATGTGCAGCACTTCGTCTTTCCGAAGCGGCACCTGGCCATAGGGTTTGATGACCGGGTTTTCGTCGGTGGTCTTGGTGTAGATGTAATAAATCTGGCCGCTTTCATCACGGCAGACTGTCATCTTATCTGGCCTGAGCGGATATAACCCCTGCACCCGTCCTAACCTGTCGCGGATGATCTGGGCATAGGCATTGCCCCAAATCAGCAGATGACTCATGAGGGTTTCCCGGAAGATAAAGGATGTCATCTCCGGATTCGGCTCATCGTGCAGGATGTGGTAAAGCGGATGGTCGTAGACCCGTTCCTTACCGCCCGTTGTGTAGCGATAAAGCTGCAGCGGCAGGGCTGCCAGGGTTTCCGACAAGATGCGGACACAGGCATATACCGCCGTCGTCTGCATGGCCGTAAACTCATTGATGTTCTTGCCGCTGGTAGATGGCCCAAAGAGATAACGGAAATCCGTGCCGATGTAATAATCCCGCGGTTTGTCCCTTGTCCGGAACAGTTTCGATAAGAATGGGATGTGCATAGAAGTCTCCTTCCGTTAAAACGAAATGACGCCCCGTTCGTCATAGAC